CTGCTCAAAAACGTGTCCATCAAGACACTTGAAATCATACAGTTTCAGCATCAGATTTCTTGGGAAGCGGTCGCTGCTTCTGCTTCAGCTTTTTCTTCCTCATCAGACTCCTGTGCGTCTTTTTCAGCATTTTCCATTTGAGCCGGTAAATTAAACAGAGTTGCAAGAATCGCCAGTTGTCCTTTACGGAAGTGTAGATTCTCTACGTCTGTTGTCGCTTCGACTGAGTTTATTTGCGCTACGTTTTGTTGTAGATCCCCTAGTAATTGTTTCCAACCAACAGAGTTAAACAATTCGTTGTAGTTAGCAAAGTATTCCTCTAGTTCTTTAGTCATCTTTTGTATTCCCTTAGTGTCTAAGATACAATTTTTAGTATATCACATTTTATGCTAAAAGTCAAGCATTATCTGCCTCTTTTTGCACCTCTCTTGTTTTTCATGCCATTCATCATTGGCTTCTTCTTTTTCTTGGAACCGTTCATCCCACCGTAGCTTTTACCGTATCCGGGCATAGTTTTCTCCTTAGGCAGTTAACATTTCCACCGTCTTCTAGCTTGCCTAATCCTAGAATTCGGATCGTTCCGTGTTTTAGCGGAACTTCTCTTTAACTGTCCTAGAGACCTAGCACAGTATGACTTACGTCTTTTAGCAGCTTTACTACCGGGCTTTACTTTCCCAGTGACAGCAGTTTTAAGCTTAGAGCCGGGGTTGGCTGCTCTGTAGGCTTTCACGCCTTTCTCAGTCATCCCTGCACCAGCTTTAGTAGGACGATAGTTACCGCCTTTACCTGTGGTGCGTCTAATCGGCTTGCTCCGCTTTCTGTCTGTCATTATGCTGCCTTGGATGTAGTTTTCTTAGCTGGTTTCTTCTCAGCTGCTTCTAGCTCTTTAATTCTATTTTCAAGCTCTTCAAACTTAGTATTAATTTGTTCTACTACTTGTTGAAGTTCTGTTCTTGATACCACCATAGATTATCCCCGGTTGTTAGCCTTTAGGTCTAGTTCTTTTTCTTTGAGCATAGTCTGTGCAATCTTCAGCCTACGTTCAAACTCCCTGTCGTCATCAGTGCCTTTCTCTAAGTTTGTAGTGACAGCTTTGATTCTGTCTATCTCAAGCTCTTGAGGTGCTATCTGAGTCTCTACAACAATCTTCTGCGCTCTAGCCTGAGATTCAGCAGCTTGTCCCTGCAATGCTTGGGTCTGCGATTGCTGGAACTGTAACTGTGCTTGTTGTGCAGCCATAGCCATTTCTTGTTGTTCTGGAGTAGGTTGAGATTGCTGTGCTGCTTCCTGTAGTCTTGCAGCTAGCTCCTCTCTGTTAGCCAAGTTCATGTTGTCTATAATAGACTCAATCAATGTGCTGTACAAAGGTGAGTCCTGTGACATCGTTTGTAGAAGCTGTACAAGCTGTGTTACCTCGTACTCTCTAGCGATAATGCCTAGGCTAGACGTAGCGTTGAACTTGAAGTCTCTAACAGGATAGCTCTCAGGATCAAACTGCATATATCTACACGCAGCTTTCTTTACAAAAGGTATCAGGAAACAATCTTGGAAGTTTATTAGTGTGCGCTTGTGACGCTTAATAATAGCCCCAAGAGACATACTGATACCAGCAGCGGTAGCCTCTCCGTTAATAGACCCCGGTATACCAGCAGAGTCGATAGCCCCTGTAGACATTTGCACCATACGCTGTAGAGCGTTGGCTTGTTCAAATGTAATCTGGCTGACTTGCCCAAAATTAAAAGGTTGTAAAACTTGTCTAGGATCACCATTGGTTAATATTATCTTTCCGGGTCTGACTTCAGGTCTAGCACCTCTGGGTAGTCTACTAGCGTCCATAGCCATCATAGGATGCACTGTAAGGCTCAGAGCGTCGATTCTAGCCCTTAGCTCTGTGTCCAGTGCCTTCTGACTGTTATAGCCCTTCTCGCACACTCCACGGCCCCAGAAACGTCCCGGTACTACGTCCCAAGGGAATGCCACTACAGGACGATCATTCATCATGTAGGGGTTCTCTTCAGCCTTCAAAAGTATTGTACCGTTAGCAATAACAACAATAGCTTCTACATAGTGAGACTCTTCGTTGTTTTCTTCCTGCTCTTCAGGCTGCTCTACTTCAGCTATGTCCTCATCTTCATCCTGCTCTAATGCTTTTACACTAGAGTCAAGAAGACTTCTAGGGACAAGTCCATAGTACTTTGTAAGGCGTACTTTGTCAGTCTCGTAGGATGTCAGGTCATAGTCAGGCTCTAGGTCTGAGTCTGAAGCTGCACTGCCTACGTAAACCTGCTTGTATACACCTTGCTCCTGTAGTTGTTCTACGAGGTGGCGTGATACAAACTCATCGATAGCTACACCTAAGGCTTCATCTACATTCGTAGCCACAGGGTCTATCAAAAAGTTTTGAGGAAGGATGGGTCGCAGCTTGACCATTGTGCGCTCTTGCACATTTACACCTACTGCTGTCAACTCACCACCCATGATGGGCTGAGTGGCAGGAGCCATCTCTTTGACTTCCTCCAAGACGATTTCACCTACTCCTGTGCCGAATACAGCGGAGTTTATAAGACATTCTCCTACACTTTGACGTATCTTTGCTTTGTCAAGGTCTGTATGTAGTTTTGTGCGTAAATACGCAATGTCACGGCTCTCAGGGTCGTCCATATCGTCGGAGATGTCAAAGTACCTACCTCTTCCGAAGGTAGCTTCCTCGATTTCTGCTACACTGGACTCTACTGCTTGCTGTAAGGCAGGGCTGATGATCCTAGAACGCTCACTTTTGCGCTCAGAGTCAGCAGGACTCCATATACCTCGCCACAAACGGTAGTATTCGTTGAATTTTTCCTGATAATTGGCCTCAAAGTGGTTTCTCCAAGTGTCACACTTGTAAATTACCCAGTTTTCAAGGCTTTGTTCGCTGTCTAAGGTGTCGTTATCGCCATATTGCATCATTTTCTGTACCTTCCTGTGGTTCCACGGCGATAACTTCTAGTTTTCTTTGCAATTTTCTTGGGTTGCTTACTATGTTGCTTACCTGCTGCCGTGTCTTTACGTTTTTTTCTAGTCGTAGCTGCATATTCCTGTGGAGACAACGCTTTTATCGCTGCCGAAGGAAGATAACGCTCACCTGTTTTAGCACTAGGCTTACCTGATTTGGTACGCCACTTTTGTTTTGTCCAGTTTTTTAAGGACTGCTGGGATTTTTTTAACGCCATGTCTTACGTGCCTTAGCTTGTGCAGCTTTAGACAGTGCTCCATAGTGAAAAAGTTTCTGACTGCTTTTAGTATGCTTTGCTCCACTGTGCAAAGTACCGTCAGGCATCTTATGGGAACCACCTTTGTGAGGTGTACCGTCCTTAGTATAGTGTTTTACACCCTTAGCCATATGCTACCTATTGGTTATGAGCTTGTAGTTTTTGTTGTCTGATCCACTCTGCTATCTCTTCAGAGCTTTTTGTGTCTTGCTGCTGTTGCTGCTGACTCATTTTTTCTTTTTGCGTCTTAGCTTTCTGAAGTCTGCACCAGTAATTTTATCTCTGGGTGCTGCAACTCTAGCTAGTTTCTTTTGCTTCGGGCTGTATTTTGATCCCGGCATTACTTGTATCCTCCCCCTTTCTCTTTGTATCTTTTAGCTAGCATCTGAGCCTTCCTAGCTGACCACTGCCCCGGCTTACCACCTTTGCTGCTGGCTTTGATAGACTCAAATAGTCGCTTCCGCATAGTAGGCTTAGTGTAGTTACCAGCCTCGTTTACTCTGGACTTTTTCTTTTTACCTTGCGCTCTAGCTCTAGTTCCTGCTCGTTGTACCATATTAGTATCCTGTTACTGCATCCAAAACTTCATGGTCATCTACTTCAAAGTCATAGCTGTAAGCCACCTTAGCCAGCTGATCTGTGTAGGCTAGGGCATCCACCAAGTCATCGTGGGTTAGTGGATCAGGGAACTGAAATAGCTGATCTAGGAATCTACTGTTCCAGTTACCTTTGTTTAAAGTTATGAAACCATTCTCAAACCTACCCTGCAATGCCCACATTACACG